CCCCGCTTGATGTGTCCGATGGTGTGTTTTTCATCAAAGCTGATGGTGCTGCGACGGTCAATTTCCTTGTTGAGAAAAACAACACGGCAACGACTGCAAGCTCAATTGCCACGATGGCAGATGACACCTATATCCGTCTTGGCTTTTACTATGACGGATCTTCGGCAGTGCAGTATTTTGTCAATGGCACCTACACGGGTAGCTCAGTGACAACCAATCTGCCTGACGATGAGGACATGACAGTCACCATCGCAATCCAGAATGGTGAGGCAGTAGCCAAAACCATGACGGTGGACTACGTTTATGTAGCCAAGGAGCGGTAATCATGGGCCAATTCAAGCCGATGGTCAAAATGATGACCACTGAGCCTTCAGTTGTACTGAAGCTCAAAAAGGGCGGCAGTGTGTCCAAGAAGCACGGGCACAAAATGATGGACGGTGGCGTGATGGCTGGGCTTGCTGAAGGCCCAACCCCAAGCCGTATGCAGATGGGTCAGGGCACATTGCCTGGTGCTGCACCTGCGCGTCCATCATTGGCCATGCGTCGGAAGATGGCAATGAAGCGTCCTATGGCTCGCCCCATGATGAAGGAAGGTGGCGAGTCCAAAGCCGAGCACGCAGCCGAAATGAAGAAGATGGCAGGCACTGAAGCTAAGCTCAAAAAGCATGCTTCCATGCCAGCATCGAAAGCTCATAAAGGCCTTGCGACTGGCGGTGTTGCGATGAGCAATGCTGGTGGCTACAAAGATGGCGGCATCATCAAAGTAGCAGCCTCTGAGAAGGGCGCTAAGGGCTATGTCAAAACCAAGATGGATACGGCTGAAGGTGAGCATCACACGCCTAAAAAGACGGGTGAAGTGTCCATGGGCAAGCCTGGTGGCTACAAGCGTGGTGGATCTGCTTATGCTAAGGGTGGCGGCGTTGAGGGTAATGTCTCAACATCATCGCCTGGCGTAACCAATACCACCACAGGCGAAGTCAAGAAGGGCAATGCTGGTGGCTTCAAGAAAGGTGGTGCCTCAAAAAAGCACTACGCTACGGGGGGTCTTGTTGATACAGGCAAGCCCGTAGCCTACCCCAAGCATCAAGTCTCAAAGCCTGTAGCTAACAACCTGCAATCGGGTACGTTCAAGAAGGGCGGCAAAGTTTACAACCAGGGTGGCACTGCCAAGCCTGATGTATCCAAGCCAGTCGCTGACCCCGAGGCCACCGCGGCAAAAGCCAAGCGTGACCTCGAGGATGCAATGAACCCGATCAGTATGGTCAAAGAGCTTGGCGGCAAGTTGATGGATAAGATCCGCGGTAAAGGATCAGTCACTGAGACCAAAGAATCGGTCACAGTAACGCCACCACAAGCCCGTCGAAAAGCAGGCGGCGCGTGCTAGATTGCGGGGGCTTCGGCCCCTGCATCACATTGAAGGACAATCATGAAGGTAGTGACCGTATCCAAGACTGGTACAGGCTCAAGTAGCACCGTGGTCATGAATACCAACATCAGCCCGTTCAATGTGGGCTTTGGTGTCACGGTATCAGGCACGGTTGATTACACCGTCCAGCACTCATTTGACGATCCCAGTGGCACGATCTCCACTTGGTTTAGTCATCCCACAGTAGCAGGTGAAGTGGCGGCTGCTGATGGCAACTACGCATTCCCTGTAACAGCCATCAAGTTGCTTGTTAACTCAGGCTCTGGCACTGCAACTCTTAAAATCGTTCAGGCGGGGATTTAATGGCTCCTGTTGGCTACTCTAGCGTTGCCAACCAAGCCAATACCTCGGATGGCTTTGCATTAGGCGTTGGTGCCCAGAATGTCATCGGGGGCACTGACTACGGCCTTGATGTTGGCGATGATGGTGTAGTCGATACTTATGGCACCCTCCCGCCAACCACGTTTTATATCTTGGATGAGACAACGCCAGGGTATGTGCTGCAAGAAGACGACAGCAAAATTGTTTTGGAGCAATCGTAATGGCTGACCAAAAAATCTCGGCAATGCCCTCGGCCACAACACTGGATGGCACTGAGCTTGTGCCATTAGTTCAGAGCGGTGCTAATGTCCAGGCCACACTTGATGTGCTAAGAGCCTACGATGCGGCTTACGGTGCTTTTAGTAGCTCTCAGGATCAAACGGGCAGCACTACCGCTGGCACGGCCATGACTTGCAACACCACGGATATTTCCGATGGCATTACCCTGGTTAGCAATAGCCGTTTTACAGTGCCTAATGACGGCATTTATAACTTTCAGTTTAGTGCTCAGTTCAAGAATGTCGCTAACGAGCAGCACATTGTCACGATTTGGATAAAGGTCAACGGTTCAGATCTTGCCAATTCATCTACGCAGGTTACGGTGCCTGCTCGTAAAAATGCAGGCATTTTTGGTTTTGCGGTAGCTGCTTGGAACTTCTACTTAGATCTGAACGCCACTAACTATGTGCAGTTGTTTTGGCTGCCTGAATCGACGGATGTAACGCTTGAAGCATTGCCATCGAGTGTGACGCCTGCGTACCCGGCTGTCCCATCGTTGATTGTTACCATGGGGCAGATAGCTTAAATGCCTGCCAAGACTAAAGCGCAGTTCCGGCTCATGAAAGCAGCCGAGAACAATCCAAAGTTTGCCAAGAAAGTAGGCATTCGACCTGATGTGGCTGCAGAGTTTACGCAGTCCAACGTGAAAGGGAAATCGTATGCAAAACTTCCTGAACGACTTAAAGATGGCGGTCCGAGCCTGGCGATTGGCCGTGGTGAAAAGCTTCCGGCAGATCAAGGCGCGGGTCTTACCGCCAAGGGCAGAGCGAAGTACAACCGAGAAACAGGATCAAACTTGAAGGCGCCACAGCCCCAAGGAGGTCCAAGGCGTGACTCATTTTGTGCTCGTATGGGTCCTGTAGCAAGAAAATCAGAGCGCGGGTCTCGTGCCCGAGCATCAATGAAACGCTGGAATTGTCCGGGCTGGTGAAATGTCCTATTCCGATACTTATGGCCAGGTTTTTAACGTCCAGACGCTGATTGACCACGCTGCGAGGCGCTGTGGCAAGCTTGCTGAGGAGTTGACCAGCGAGCAATTGCTGACGGCCAGAGAGTCCTTGGGCTTTGTGCTGACCAATCTGATCAACATTGGCATTCAATACTGGGCTGTCAAGAAGGAAGTGATTGGCCTAACGCCAGAAAAATACATCTACACCCTGCCAGTAGGTGCTAATGACGCCTTGAATGTGCTTTATCGCACTTTAACAAGGCCTTCTGGCAGTTATTCAAGCAGTGCTGGCGGCAATGCTGCCTACGCAGGGGATGATGATGTTGATACCTACTGCCTGCAAACAAGCACTAATGGCAACATTGCAATCAATTTTGGCACGAGCAACCCGATTTATGCTGGGTCAATCGGCCTGCTCCCCTATGTTTCTGGTGGTGGAAGTGCCACATGGACTCTCACCCTTGAGTATTCGACCGATGGATCAACTTGGAACACCTTGTATGACATCGGATCAGTGGTTGTTACTGACAAACAGTGGGTCTGGTATGACATTGACCCCGGTCAGAGCGTCCAATACTACCGAGTAAGGGCATCTGGCGGCACAACACTGGCCTTGCGTGAGTTTTATGTGGGCAATAACTCGCGTGAAATCCAAATGGCAAGGCTAAATCGTGACGATTACACGAATTTGCCAAACAAAAACTTCACGGCCAATCAACCCTACCAGTTTTGGTTCAATCGCACGGTCCCACAGCCTGAAATTTACCTCTGGCCAGTGCCTAATGAGTGGTATGTGCAGATGACGGTCTGGTATTCCAAGCAAATCATGGATGTGGGTGATTTGACCGATGAATTGCAGATCCCGCAGCGCTGGTACTTGGCCACAGTGGGCATGTTGGCGCATCAATTGAGCATGGAATTGCCCCAAGTACCACTGGAGCGCATTCAATACCTCGAAGGCCAAGCTGAAAAGTATCTCAATCTTGCCGAGGCAGAAGAGCGCGATCGCAGTCCGATTTACTTTGCCCCTAACATCAGCGTTTACACACGATAATGCCAATGTTCCTTGACACTGAGGGCTACAGCGACATCGCAATTGGTATTTGCGATCGTTGTCGCATGAAGCGTCCTCACGCCACCCTTGGCCCTGACATTAACTTCCCAGGGTTGATGGTTTGCGAGGAGAATTGCCGCGATGAAAAAGATCCTTATCGCCTACCAGCACGGCAGACAGAGCGCATCAACTTACGCTTTCCACGGCCTGATGTTTCTGTGGCTGCAATCCAGGATAATCTGGTAACCAATGATCAGCAAAATGTCATTGTCTCAACGGAAGGCAATACCCAGACGCCTGAGAACAATGGGAATCTCGATGGAATAGCGGTGTCACCATAATGGCCAATCAAACCATCACCCAGCTACCTACCGCGCAAGCACTCACTGGCACGGAGCTTGTGCCCATTGTGCAAGGCGGTGGCACAGTCAAAACCACGGTAGCAGACATTGCTGCAACGCCAGTTACCAATTACAGCTTTGTCACAGCAACCAGTGAGGGGTCACTAAGCCAATCACGCCAATTAAGCACTTCAGGCAATGGCTTAACGCTGACTGACAATGGCGCTGGCTCAACGCTCGTTCTAAGCCTCTCTGGGGCCGCTGCAAGCCTCGTAGCAGCAGGGACAGGCATTCAGGTCAAGACAAGTGCAACAACGCTCACAGCGCGTTCTATCGCGGCTGGAACGGCAGGATTAAGCGTTGCTGATGGCGATGGTGTTGCTGGCGATCCAACCATCTCACTTTCTGGCTTAGTGCTTAACTTAGCGCAGACCAGTGGCGTTGGATTGCTCACGCGTACCAGTGGCAGCAGCATTGGTGTGGTGACGCTCACAGGTACGGCCAGTGAGATTGATGTCACCAATGGGACAGGTGACGGTGCCAATCCCACGATTGGACTTGCTGATGATCCGATCCTGCCAGGCACGGGCGGGATGATTTTTCCCAAGGGCACGACTGTTGAACGTCTAAGCCCTGGCGTTGAGGGCGCCTTCCGTTACAACACGCAAACGGGCGCTTTTGAAGGCTATACAGCCGCTGGCTGGGGCACGATTCAGACAGGATCAGGGGTTGCGTCATTCAGTGCTGGCACGACAGGATTGACGCCATCCACTGCAACCATTGGCGCTATTGTTCTTGGTGGCACACTCATTTCAAGCAATGGCGGCACAGGCCTTGCGTCATATACAGCAGGCGATACGCTTTACTACGCTGCTGGCACAGCACTCTCAAAACTAGCCATCGGTGCTACATCACGCATCATGACGTCATCGGGATCTGCCCCACAGTGGACGGACCCGGCAACTATTACCGTGGGCACAGCAACTTCTGCCACCACAGCAACCAATCTCGCTGGCGGCACGGCCAATCAGATTGCTGTGCAGTCCAATGTCGGCACTACGACATTTATCACAGCACCCACGGTTGCAAGCACGGTCTTGTCATGGAATGGCGCAGCATTTACCTGGATTGCAGCAGCATCAGGGACCGTCACAGCAGTCACAGCATCAGCGCCACTAGCATCTTCAGGTGGTACGACGCCAGACATCAGTTTGGGCACGGTGACCACAGCTAATGGTGGCACAGGACTCACCACGTACACGGCTGGCGATCTACTGTATTACGCCACGGGCACAGCACTCAGTAAGCTTGGCATCGGCGCATCAACCTACATCCTGACATCTTCAGGCACAGCACCACAGTACACAGATCCTGCCACGATCACTGTGGGCACGGCAACCACAGCAGGCTCGGTGGCCAACTCAGTGACGTTTAACAGCACGGGTGGTGCATCACCTGGCACGACGTTTAATGGCTCAGTTGCCAGGACGATCGACTATAGCTCGGTGGGAGCACCCAAGGCTGATGGCACAGGCGCTTCAGGCACTTGGGGTATTAACATCAGTGGCAATGCTGCGACGGCTACTTCTGCAACATCAGCCACCACAGCAACCACAGCCACTAATGTTGCAGGTGGTGCTGCAGGCTCACTGGTTTATCAAACTGCAAGTGCAACAACATCAACATTAGCACTAGGAACTCAAGGTTATGTCCTTCGTGCTGGTGCTTCAGCCCCTGAGTGGGCAGTGATCGACGGAGGTACATTCTAATGCCAGCCACCAACTTTACGCCCATCCAGCTTTATAGAACCAACACGGCGTCCACCACGGCGCCTTCGGCTGGTAACTTAAATGCTGGTGAACTTGCCATCAATTACAACGATGGCGGGATGATTCTGTTTGCCAAGAACACCACGGGCAACGTCATTAAGTTGATGAACAACCCTGCCAACTTGCTATATCCCACGGCAGATGGCACTAATGGCCAAATTTTGACAACAAACGGCTCTGGCACTTTATCATTTCAAGATGCGCCAGCTTCGGGTGTATCTAAAGGCCAATCCATCGCTTTTGCTTTGATCTTCGGACTGTAAGGAGCCAATCGTGGCAAACCCAAATATCGTTAACGTCGCTGCCATATATGGCAATAGTTCCCAAACATCTTTGTCCACTACTAGTGCAACGCAGTTGGTAAATAATGCTGCTGCAAGTGGCAAGGTCTTCAAGATCAACAGCATTGTTGTAGCCAATGTGGATGGTTCGACTGCTGCTGACATTACGATCAACATTTATAGCGCGGCGGCATTAGGCGGTACAGCATTCCCAATTGCATCAACAATTTCAGTTCCGGCTGACGCTACGCTGATTGTGACTGATAAGACTACGTCTTTTTATCTGCTTGAAAACCAATCGATTGGTGCCACGGCAGGTACGGCAGGTGATCTTGTTGTTACAGCTAGCTGGGAAGAAATCAACTCGTAAGGGGTTATCTCATGGCAATGCGATACCCAGGTGGAGTGATTCCCACGGCACCAGTGCCTAGTGGACCTTACGAGAATAGTACCGCATCAGGGGTATGGTCGCTTGAATCTCAACTGAGATTTAAGGCTGCTGGCAATTGGCCTACTGCTGGCAATGTTGCACAAGCTTTATGGAGTTGGGGTGGCAATGGCTCGGGTCAACTAGGCCTCAATAATGGTTACGGCAAATCTTCTCCGGTTCAAGTTGGCGCATTAACTAATTGGTCACAAATAGCTGGTGGTAGGTACAACTCTGTAGCTATTAAGACAGATGGTACGTTATGGTCTTGGGGAGCTAACACTAATGGTCAACTAGGCCTAAATAATAGAGTTAATTGTTCCTCACCTGTACAAGTTGGTGCTTTAACGACTTGGTCTCAAATAACTGGCGGTCGAGATAATTCTTTAGCCATCAAAACGGATGGTACTTTATGGGCATGGGGACTTAATCGTTATGGCCAACTAGGTCTAAATGATCTTGTTGACCGTTCTTCTCCAGTTCAAATTGGAGCATTAACAACTTGGTCAAAAATAACCGGGGGTCGAGATCATTCTGTAGCCATCAAAACTGATGGTACTTTATGGTCTTGGGGACTTAACGCCAGTGGTCAATTAGGTCAAAATAATAGAACTTATTTTTCCTCTCCTGTACAGGTTGGGGCATTAACCACTTGGACGCAAGTTTCTGCTGGTTTATATCATTCTGTAGCCATCAAAACTGATGGTACTTTATGGTCTTGGGGCGATAATAGCTTTGGTCAACTAGGTCAAAATGATGTTGTTAGACGTTCCTCACCTGTACAAGTTGGTGCTTTAACGACTTGGTCTCAAATAGCTGCTGGCGGCAATAATTCTTTAGCCATCAAAACGGATGGTACTTTATGGGCATGGGGCAGAAACTTTGGTGGAAGTTTAGGTCTAAATAATATTGCTGACTGTTCATCTCCTGTACAAGTTGGTGCGTTAACAACATGGTCGAAAATAGGTGCTGGTAATAACTTTTCCTTAGCGATTAAAACTGATGGAACTCTATGGTCTTGGGGGCAAAACGCCGCTGGACAACTAGGTCTAAATGATTCAGGTATTTATAGATCTTCACCCGTACAGGTTGGCGCTTTAACCACTTGGATAAAAGTGGCTAAATTGACAGGGGCAAACTTTTCACTCGCCATCAAATCCTAATGAAAAAACATCTTCACTTTCTTGCTGGCGTACCGCGTTCTGGATCAACCGTGCTGGCGGCGATACTCAATCAAAATCCCATGACGCATGTGTCTACAACGTCTGGACTTGGTGCAGCCTTGGATGGATTGGCGACAGCATGGCATCAGAACAATTTGCTGGTAGACAATGATCCTGAGAGAAAAAAGCTAGCCCATACCATGCGTGGTGTGATTGATGCGTTTTACGAAACTACAGACAAGCCTGTTGTTATTGACAAGGCTCGCAATTGGCCCATCCCAGTCATCATGCACGCGATGGCTCAAGTGTTAGGGCATAAGCCAAAGATCATTGCCACGGTACGTTCCATCCCAGATTGCATGGCCTCGTTTGTTCGCGTGGCAAAGCCTGAAGACTTAGATGATTTTGTCATTAATGGCTCACTGGCTAACCACTTAAAAACGTCTTATCTCACCCTGCAACAAGGCTTTCAATACGATCCTAAATCGTTTTTGTTTGTTGAGTACGAAGACCTGTTAGCCGACCCCAAAACTCAATTATCACGGATTCATGCGTTTCTTGACCTGCCTGACTTTGAATACGATTACAGCAATATTGATGGCTCAAGCGTCAAAGAAGATGATGAAAACTTGCACGGCTACGCTGGTCTACATGACATCAAACCCGTGCTTGAACGTCAGCACAATGAAAGTCCTCAAGACGTACTGAAGCATCACTACCCACAGTTTTGCCAGCCTGAATTTTGGCTTGAAAGACCGCGAACTACACCACCCTTGCATGACCTAGATCTTCAACTGGCAGCATCCACAATGGGTGATTTTGCTGAAGGCTGGCGTCTTTGTCAGAAGCTTGAGAAAGAAGAGCCTGAGAACCATCGTGCAGCGTTTAATCGTGGGTGGTACTTGCTGCGCCAGGGTGAAATTCAAAAGGGCTACCAGCTATTAGACCGTGGCCGTATTGTTGGTGTCTTTGGTGACAGAAAGCCCAATGTGCCTACCAAGCCTTGGGATGGCAAGTCCAAGGGCATTGTCATGCTGTACCTTGAAGGCGGCTTAGGCGATCAGATTCACCAGATACGTTATGCCAAGCTCATTGCTGATCGCGGCTGCAAAGTCATTGTGTCATGCAGTGGTCCGCTAGCATCACTATTTGTCGGCGTAGAAGGTGTCAGTGCCGTGCTTCAGCATGAAGCAGCCTTTGGTGTGTACCACGACTTTTACGTGAGTGGCATGTCAGCCGTTGTGCCACTTGGACTGGAGTTTGAAGACTTATCTGGCAAGCCTTATTT